ATCAAAGTTTGTCTTGCCGCTGTATGTGCCTTCGTCATCGTTGTCTACGACGCGGTCATTATCAAACGGTTCCGAAGTGCGAACACTAACATTACCTGAGTTATCCCAGTGGCCGTCGTCGTCATCTTCGTAATGACCATCCTCTAAGTCCTTAGGTGGAACTAAGTAGTCTTCTTCGAAATCATCTTCGCGTACCATTGCAACGTTGTCGTCAGCATGTGTAAATGGGCTGCATTCGCCATCGTCATTCTTGTCGTCTTCTGATTCGTCGCAATCTTCTTTAAACATGTCTGACTCGTCCATATAATTAAACGATAATTCATTAAATCTATCGTAATTATGTAGCATAAGGTCTTTCTCGCCATCATTAAAAACAAGCGCCTTGTTCTTTACTTGCGGCTCGCCATACATAGCAGTAAGCTTGTCTATAACTGTAGCAAGATGCTTTTGGTCTTTGCCGAACGACAAAAACGTGCGTCCACGCTCACTTGATGTTTCGCCTGGACCGACAATACGCCGTAGTGTTGATGTTCTCTGTCCACTAGCTTCTTCAACTACTTCTTCGTCACAATCTTCGACAACTGGTAGGCCAGCTAGTTTACGTAGTTCTTCGAGTTCTTTAGTCATTTTTATACCTTTGGTATTCAAGCTCTTCTATTTTACGACTTTCATCTTTTGTTGGCCATCTGCCATTCTTTTTATGAAAATCTTTATACAATTCCCAAGCAAAGTCATCCATTGGTGCGTAGGGCGAACGGTCAATATATGTCCACTCCTCACCTGGCGACTTTACGTAGTGCCAAATCTTGCTGTTATCTTCTTCGTAATCAACTTCTTCACGATATCGATAACCGTCATTCTCTTCTTCGGCAAGCGCCTCTTCGTCTGCTTCGGGTTCGTTATCTGCCGAACCTACAAGCTTCTGCTCGCCGTCTTTACGGTAGAGATAGTCCTCAGGACCATCATCCATTGTAGCGTAGGGCTTGTCGTCTTCAAATAATTCAGCAACAATCTTACGCCACTCGTATATAGTGTTCTTACTTCCCCGGGCCATCAGTAGTCTCGCCGCCTAATGTTGACCAACCGCCGCGCTCACCGACATCGTCGGGCGCTACAGAAGTGTTGTCAACTTTTGTCTTTAGCGACAAAGGGTTTTCAAATTCTACTACGTCGCGATCATCGCGAACCTTCTTCATGTCTTTTAGAAATTCGTCGTTATATTCTTTACCGTATGCTGGCTTGTCTTCTACAGCATAATCGTTGCCTAGTGCTGTTTCGTAGTCGCCGTCAACGCCGTCGCGGATAACAATAGCTTCTTCGTTGTTCTTATCACGCGGATCGTATGCATTATATACAGCAATCTCTTGCTGATTGATGCCTACTTTGCCTGATAGGTAAACACGTAGCTCATCTACTGTGACAGGATAACCTAGTACAAACTCTGCAATGTACACTGTTGAATTGCGTACATTCGGGAAGTCTACAGGATGCTGCTGAATCGGCGTATTCTTAAACGCGCCAAACGAGCGAACGTCAAACTTTGCTAGTGCTGCTTCTAACGCATCTTTCTGGTCTTCAGTAAGGTCGTTTACAGCAAACTTAATTTTGTAGGCATAATCCTTTGTGGATTCAGCCAGCAAATAGTCTTTAAATGCTTTCATTTTGCAAAAATTCCTCAATGCTATTTCTTAGTATTTATCATAATCCAGGAATATAAGCCTCATATTAATTAGGCTCGTCCTTTCTAATCTCTTTAAGCGACTTCAAAAGTACGTTTCGATCGAACGGCATACCGTCGTCGGGGCCTACTGCCTCGTCGCCGCCTGCTTTATCAATCTTCATCTTCTTTAACTGTAGATCAATTGTTTTTAGCTTACGATTTACTTTTGCGTCACGTGCCTCAAGTGCTGTTTTTAGCATAGTTGCGGCTACTTCCATAATACGTCCGCTATGGCTGTCAGCCATGTTCATGCCAAGCTCTTTCAGTTCCATGTATGATTCGAGTGCTTCTTTAGCAATCTCGTCCATTTCAGTGTCGTGCTCATTCAAGCCTGCCACTGTTGTTAGGGCGTGATCTACTTTTTCGGCTGCGGAAAGTGCTGTAACAATCTCAGTAGCGTGTTCAATTGCTTCCTTGGGTGTTACTGCGTTCTTTTGCGCTTCTTTCGCATCATCGGGATCTGTGTCGTCAAAATCGTCTGATTGGCTTTCTTCTGCTTCCTTAATCGGACGCAAATCAAAAGCTTCTTCTAGTTTCGTACCCATACGGATTTCCTTTTGTGATATACAGTGTATTTATCACGAAACCAGACTACTTTTTAGGTTTGTTGAATATCTCGTTCTCGTTTATGACGCGAAAGCTTATTCCGTGGTTGCGGCACCATGCTGCTGCCGATTTCCACTTTGCTGCGTTAATTGCTAACGACACTTTCTCATAGCGAGACTTTGCTTCAGTAATATGTGTTTGTGCGGAGGGCTTTACTTCGATGAGCTCTTTGCGGCGATTGCCGTTCTTGTCTTCATAAACAACAAGAAAGTCTGGAATGTAATTAGCAACTTTCTTTGTGATAGGATTTAGGTAGGGAATTTTTATCGACTCCGATGCCCATGCGACAACATCGGGGTGTTTATCAAATACGCGCATAAGAGCAACTTCCCAACTAGAGCGCCAACGTATCGGATACGTGCCTTTATATTTGTCAGGATTGATCGGCGTATATTCGCCGCTCATAAATTTCTTTTTCTTAGCCATTATGCTTGTATGCGTCTTGCAGGAACACTCGCTGTATTGTCGACGGGACTCGAACTATTTAACTGGCTTGATAAATCGCGTAGTTGATTAATGCGATTGAATACTTGCGCATTAACTAGCGACAATGCATTAGCATTTGTTGATTCTAGCAAAGACATAACGCCGACACCTTCCGATTTTGCAGCGTCTACAAATACTGCTGCCATTGTTTTTGCTACAAGAGGATCAACGCCGCGCGCACCTAGATAGCCTAGTGCTGCTTGGTAGTCTGCAATTTTAATTGAGTCTTGCGTTAGTCCCGGTGTTGACAGGCGGCGTGCCGAAGGGTCGTTTCTTGTTACGCTGCCTTGCGTGTCTTGCGCTACGTTAGCAAGCGAACCGCTGCTACTGTTTGCCTTTACAGTGGCACCTAGGTAACGAACGAGTGAGGTACTGCTTCTATTAACCGCCACTGCCGAAGACTCCGCTTAGAATGTTTGCGCCTGTTTGCGCTACTGCTGCCGCAAAGTTTCCGCGCGCTCTATTAACAACGCTACGTCCTACTTGGTTGCCTGTGGTGCGCAATGATTGAAGCGGGTCAGGATTAAAACTAACTTCGCCGCCAAAGATGCTTGCACTAGCATACGCGCCAATAGCGCCGGGAATAGCACCTACTACGCCACCAATACTATCGGTAATACGTGTTACGTTTCGATCACCAATGACGCCGCCGATTGCTTGGAAGAATGGACTTTGTGTAATACCTGCGCCGATAAGCGGAATTACACCACCACCGCACGTATCTACGCGAGGCTTAGGAATGCTTTCGATTTTGCGTCCGTTAACAGGAGTGCGAATAGTAATAAGATTCGCCATCTCCCAAAAGTCGCCGTAACGATAGCGTTCTAGCTCTCGATCCGAAAGACGCTCATTAATGTTTGCGTAAACAACGCCCTCGTATACAAAACCGAAATTCATTTCTACCAAGCCAACATTGTCTTCGTAGCTTAATGTATCGTGTGCAAAGCTGGCGATGCGTGGATTAACAAGCGTCGTGCGCGAGAAGCGTCCGCCGTGTACCTGGAAAATATCTATGCTGTCGATAAGGTATTTGCTGTTTCCGACACGTGATAGGTTGTAACCGTAGTTGTCGTTAAACTTGTCGCGAATAATATCATTTTCGTATTCGCGCTTATTAAGTTTAGGTGCTTCGGTTCCTGCAGGACCACGGATTAATGTTTCAAAAAATCCTCTGCTCTCTGTCGAGCCGCCCTCGCCAAGTTTCTCATAAGCAACGCCATCTTTAAAGTAATACTCGTAATACATTTCCCACAGGCGCATAGAACGTCCTTCAACAGTATCGTGTAACGTAATGTTGACGGGTGAATAATCTATGCTTGTTTGTGAGATGCGTTTCTTGTTGTATTGATTTAAAACTTCCGTGCCCATTGTCATTCCGGGCATCGTAACCGACTTGACTGCTGTCGTAATAACCTCTTGATCGGGTTCAGTAAGGAATTTTCTAACGTAAGTATCTAGGTCGCGGTTAAAATTAAACCGTAGGAAAAACTCGAACTTGAGTCGAGGTGTTCCATTACTAAGATCCGATTTGTTGTAACCATATGCTTCAGCTGCATGTCTCGAATCTCGTAAGTGTACGTTTTGATCGAAGATACCTCCGAAGATTCCATCTGGCACGTTGTTATCCTATTAAAGTTCTATTAACCGATGCTCGTACCACCAGTGTATCCATCCGACAAGTTAGGGAATGGATCGCCACCGACAGTAGTACCATCGTTATCATTAGGACCGCTAAGTAGAGTTGCGTTATCATACTGGATCTGCATACTAATAAGCATGTGACCCGAAGTATCTGTGTAGTTGAATTCGTTGTTGGTAACTTGCTCTAAGAAGCATCCGTCTAGCTGCCAGCTTTCTGTCTCTTCAGCATTTGTGCCGTCAAGCGTATGAATTTGCATACCAAACTTGTAGTTTGTTCCTGCTACAGGACCAATCTGTTCGTAGTGGTTTAGCTGACGCTGTACCTGCGAATGAACAGCCGAAGTAGTAGCATTTGTAATGTCATCACGTACCGTTAGTGTAATCGGTGCCCACGCATGTTTGCCCGAGTAGTATGCTACGGAATTATACGAATGCACTTCACCCTTGGCATATGTAATGTCTGGGCGTGTAACCGACTGAACGTTTGCAGTTAGCTCTCTGAGGTTGTTGTTGGTGCCAAAATTCTGAAACACGACGCGGAAACGGTACATCAGCTTAGGCTGTAAAATGCCTTGCTTATCTCCGTCTAGCGGTACACCAAATTTGCTTAAATCTGCCATTTAAAGTTCTCCTGTTGAGCAGTAACTATATCACTATTATTTATCACTTTTGTCTAAAAATATTTTCAAGCCGTAAAAAAGCCCCGCCGAAGCAGGGCTCTGTGTGGGTCCAACTAAGCCTTATAGGTTTAGATCGTCGCCGGTATTGCGTAGTCGAATTGGGATGAAGATAAACTCTACTGCCTTTGTAGGCTGTATAGCAATATCTACCCAAAGTTCGTTGCGATCAATACGTGCTGGCGTGTTATTGCTCTCGTCTACAACAACCAGGAAGTCAGTTACGCCGCGTAGTGTAACAAGTTCTGCTAGGAACGAGTCAAACGCTTCTTTAACTGCATCTCGTGTTACTGTATCGTTAGGCTCAAACAAGAATGGCTGTGCCAACAGGTCTGATTGGTAACGAATGTAGTTAACAAGACGTGCAACATTTACACGGTCTAGCGAACCTGCTACTGGGTTACGTGTCTTCTGTCCCCAAATAACAATGCCTCGTCCAGGAAGTGTTGCAATAGCGTTAACGTTGTTTGTGTATAGCGTGTCGCGCTGACCTGCGTTCAGCGCAACTGTTACAAACTCGTCCTCGCTATCCAAGTAACCAACTGCGGATGAATTGCTAATTGTGCCACGTGAGAAGCCTGCTGGTGCAAACCAAGGATAAGCAACCTGGTCGTTAAACGCCATTTGACGTAGTACCATGTGGCTTGCAGGAACAACTACTTCGCTGCCGTCTACGTTAGTAGATAGGCCTGATGGGTAGTAAACACCCAAGTAAGGACTTGTTGTTACTAGTCCGTCGTCGCCGTTGCCTGCTGCATTGTTAGCATTAGATGACCATGCTTGCAAACTTGTCGTTGCATTAGATAGTCCGAATGGTGCGTCGCCAATTACAAACGCCTGTTCCTTACGATCAGTGTTTAGAGTTAGCATTTCGTCCATTAGCTCAGTGAAGCCAGGTGCAGCAATTAGGTTGTAGAAGATTGTGTCATTGCGTACATCTTCATTTGCAGTGATTGTTGCTGCAATTGCGTTAATAACAACTTTCTTCTGTGCCGCTGCGCCAGTAATTAAGCTACCGTCTAGGTTGTTGCCGCTTGCGCTGACCCAACGATCAACGGAAACTAGTCCCGATACATCTGTTGTAGCTGCGTCTTGCGTCCATACCTTAACGTTGCGTCCACTGTAGCGTGTATTCCATAGGAGTGTGCCTCCTGGATACAGTGCTGGATCTGGAGCATCGCTGTCTAGATCTGGATCACTGCCGCCGCCGTTGTTAACGCCGTTAGTTGCCGCTGATGAGTTAGTTGGTCGTGCATCGGCAAAGATAATACCTAGTGGTGATGTTTGGTCAGTGTTGTCAACTAGTACCCATGCACCTGCTGTACGACGGTAAATTACCGGATACGATGTGCCTGAATCTGTTTCAACCCAAATGTCACCGTTCGATGGTGAAGTCGGAGCGTCTGCTTGCGTGGAAACTGTACCTGCAACTTCAATCCAACCTGTGCCAGCTGCATCTTTAACAAGTAGGTCTACGTTAAAGTTTGCGTCATACCAGTATGTACCGTATGCTGTATCGCCTGCAGGTGTTGTTAGTGATGCTGCGTATGTTACACCAGATACTGAGTCTAGGTCACTGAAGTTTGAATATGTGCCACCGGAACCGTAACCCATTTCTGCTAGTGGAGTATTAACGTTATTAGCAAGTGTTACGTCTGCTCCGTTAGTAGCAGTAATTACTAGTACTTCTGCGCCGCCCGTAAGTGTTGTGCTGCTTGCGACAATATTGCCGTTTGTAATAACGTCTGCATCAGTGTTAATTGTTGTTGCTAGTTCGTCCACTGTAGTTTCAGCACCCGTAAATGCAACCGTAACTGCCGCGCCTGCACCGAGCGTAATGTCGATCGAGTCTAGTGCTGCAATGTTAACAAATGTTGGTGTTGCTGTACCTGTTGCTGATGTTGTTGTTGCACCACTGTGGGACTGGAATACAACGTCTAGTACATCTTCGCCCGACACACTGTTGTCTGTCGAATCAACAAAACCTACTACTGTGCCTGCTGTTACTGCTGATGATGTAACACCCGACGATGCGTAATACGCCGTTGGATTCTGGAAGATTGGCGTTGTACCTAAGTCAACAAACTGCGCTAGTGTTGCATCATAACGCTTAAGGTTGAGACTTAAACCACTGTTTGGTGTAGTTGTCTTCAACCAAAGGTCGCCAGCAGTACCGGTAGGTACTGTATAGTGCGGAGACTGGTATATCTCATTAGCTAGTGCGCCGCCGTCTAGTTTAGCCCAGGTGCCGCCCGATGTAAAGTTATAGTATTCTAGGTGAACACCCGTCGTTGCATCTACGCTTGCTGGATAAAATACTGCAATTATGTCGCCTACTTGGCGTCCGCTTACATTGCTAGATGTATCAAACGCTGTAGCACTAGGGTTAACTATTACGTCTACGTCTACTGCTGTCCAATTACTGGATGCATCCGATATAAACAAACCAGGCGTAAACTCGTTTAGATCAACCCAATAAGTGCTGTCTACCGCATCGCCTGTTGGTGCAATTGATAGTGGATCTAGTTCTGCTAGATCAATGTCTGCGCGAATTACATACGCGCGGTTAGCAAGTCCTAGGTAGGAATATGCAGCAAGCAAACCGTATTCGTTTAGTGGGTAGCCGTTCTGTGCTGATCCACCGACTTCGTTAAAGTCCGGGTTACCAAATGTCTGTAGTAGCTCACGCTGACTAGAGATTAGGTAAAGATTGTTTGCGTTGGCTGCTGTCGTACCTACTGCTGTCGCTGTACCGTCTGGTGTTGTCTTATCCTGCTTAGTAGCAACAAAGACAAGCGGTACTGTACCTGGTCCTGCGCCAGTCGAGAAACTCTCGTCCGTCACGCTCACCTGCACGCCTGGGGATAATAGGGCCATTCTTTTTCTCCTTAGATAAATAATATGTATAAATATGTCCAATTGGACTATAGTGATATTTATCACATACAGGAATTTATGAGCGGTTTAGATAAAATAACATCTTTTAATGATATCGAGAACCTTGTTACAACCGATCCTGTGGAAGTCAGCCCGCATCATAGCACAAAATCACGCACAAAAGAGCATAACGAGAAGATTAGCGAGTCTTGCAAAAAGTTTTACAAGACAGACGAAGGTAAGGAAGTGCTTGAGAAACGTTCAAAGCGTATGCGTGACTTTTACGACACACGACACGGACAAGCAATACGTAAAAAGTTAAGTGCTAAATGCGGAAGGCCTAAACCAAAGGCAATCGCAAAGGCTGTTAGGAAGCATATTGCTAATGAATACAGCAATGGAAAAAAGATAAGCGAATTAGCAAAACACTATGAAGTGTCTCGCGCATCTATCTATCGTTATATAAAGGAATTTTGTTAGTAGATATCGTCTGCTATATCAGCAATAAGGCCGCGGACGCCGCCGATGACATCCTTCTCAAGTCCTTTGTCTTCGATCTTTGAGCGTAATGTATTTTCTAAGTCATCACCGAACTTATCTAATCGTTGCTTAATACGGGCAATATCTTCGTCTGATATAGTGCTTGTGTCTGTTGTACTTGCTTCGGTATCGTCTTTTTCGATTTTTGTTGCAAGTGCTTTAGGCTTCTCTTTGTGAACAGTGCCGATAATCTGCATAATTAGTTTGTTCACTTCTTTAGGGTTGAACGTAACTTCTTGCTCTTCGCCAGCTTCTGTTAGCATTGCTGCTAGGCGCGCTTCTAGCGATTCAGTATTGATGTTGACCTGTCCGTACCCCGGTACATTTTGCGAAGGACCTTTCTTTTTGTTCTTAGCTAACTGCGCATTAGCTTGATCCGTATAGTCTGTACCTGCTTTTGGTTCATCTTCCGATGGTTGCTCAACTTGCTTAGGTGCCTTCTTTTCTGCTGCGGCTTTGATAACTCGCTCAGCAGTCTTAGCATAGCCCTCTTCTTGAAAGAAATCCATAAGATTTGCAACGGTAAGTGCTTTAGGATTGACACCCGACGCCTTTGCTTTACCGAGCCACGTATTAAATGCACCTGCAACCTCATTAGCTGCCTGTTGCGTAATTTCCTCACCGGCGGCTCGGTCACGAGCAGCCTTATTGAACGGCGTGTGCTTCTTTAGTTTGGTGCCCATGCGAGCAAGAATGCCTGCAGGTTGGGCTTCGGCTAGGTTTTCGTCGATATCAGTAAGTTTCATACTGTTATTTATCTAGGAAACTAAAATTGATACTTGTTATTCAGTAGTCCTACCATGCTGTATAGCTGTTCTAACGTGCCATCGTTGTGAATTAGCTCGTCGGGAGTTTCATTTGCCCATGCCCACTCACTTGCATGTATATTATAGTGGTCGTTCATTGCAACAATGCCGGGTTCGTGTCCTGCTGCTGCCTCTTTTGCTATAGGCCACCACTCAGGTTCTTCGCCGCGGTCCACTTGTATAATGTGTCCACCTAGACTGCGTATGATTTGCACTTCATTAGGAAAACGTGCATCGCTGATCACTACATTCTCGCCTTCTTTATAGCGGCGCATTGCGCTGAGGACCCAAATGTCTGTGTGGAAATTATTGCGAAATACATCCGTACCGATCAACTGAAGTGCTAGGCGAGGAGTGAAGTTAGGCATGCCAAGCTGTTCTGCCCACCACTCATCTACTTCTTCGCGGAATGCACGACTCTCGACAGATCCGCCAGATAGCAATTCCCTGTCCCAACCAAATATTTGTGCTGTAATGTCTTTTAGTGTAGATGCAAAGCTGTCTTGCCTGAAGCCGTATGTCTCAACGAGTTCTCTCGCAACGGTATCTTTACCAGAATTGATGCGTCCGAGTATTCCTATAAGCATGAAGAGAGTGTCCTAATAATTGTTTACGCAATTATAGCAGGAATTTATGAAATTGTCAAGCGTAAACGAGTTCTTTAATTTGCGACATTGCGTCGTCAATTTGTTTGCGGATCTGTTCCACCTTTTCTTTCGCTTCAGGTGTTTGTGCTTTGTCGAATTTCTTAGCTGTCTTTGCTGCTTCTGTTTTAGCAGTCATATCTGCCATAAAGCGTTCAATGTATTCGTTATAGGAATTTATACCTTTTAGATTATACTTGCCAAACATGTCGTTTAGCTCAAAGCTTCTTCCTAATCCTCGCACGACAGAAATAAGTCGCGACATTTTAAGATTCTTTTTGTCAATGCCCGGATTCTGTTTTAGCTCTTTAGCAATCTGCATAGCGCCAGATGCGGTATATGGATATACACGATCAAACAATTCACGCAAAATGTCTATGCCGAAATTTTCTTGGTCCAATGATAGCGTATCTACAGAATCTACCTTGCGACTGCGAGCAAAATTAACAGGCTCGCCGCCTTTTATCTTCATCTGTGCGCCGCTACTCTGTATGCTCATCTCTAATACGTTGCCTAGGCTGCTGTAAATGCTGCCGTATACAAGGCCTTTAATGCCACGCTCTGGCGTTGAGCGATAACGTGCCCAATCTGCCTCGGGTTCCGATGCCCATAGCATATCAACTTGCACGAAGACGTCTTTGTTTAGTTTGAAAATCGGATGCCCTGCGAGGCTCTTGCCTTCGTAGTGAATATATGCAGGCTTAGTAGTTGCTACAAACTCGTCCATATGCTTGTTATACATGTTTGCGAGCTGGCTCGTAGTCGTGCCTTCCTGTGCAGGGGCAATCATTTGTAGATCGATATCGCCATACACCTTGTCTTCGGTGTCTACTTTATAATACGCAGACGATCCAGTAGGGTGGCCCATCTTGACAGGATTGACACCTTGCGTTTTTAGGTATTTGTTGAAGTCGTTTGTGAATTGCTTAACGTGCTCAAGCACCGCCTTAACGGTTGATGGCGTAATCTTAGTGCTTTGCGTAGCTGTAGATTGCCAGCCGCCTTCATACAATTCACAGGCGCGCATTACTCGTCTCCGAAATCAGGAACCTTAAATGTGCCTGTCACATCAACAAGGCCTTGCTCACACCGTTCGCAACCATCACCGAAACACTTAGGACATACTTCGTACTCGCCTGTTGGAATGTCATCGTCGTGCGAGAAAGTTTCTTCCTCAACTGGTGATAAGTGATATGGCGGGAATTTTAGATCACGTGCAATTTCGTCTGCTTCTTCGGGAGATATTTCGCCTTGATCATGCATGAAGTCTTCGAGGTCGTCTGCGCTATAGCTATCTTGCGCGTCTCCCATCAGCTCATCAATGCGACGTAAAATATTGAGACGTCGTGCTTCTGCGTTTCGGTCATCCATAACAAACGCAATCATGTCATCCATCCGATCTTCGCCAGATTGTAACAGGGTTACAAACTCTGCTTCTCTTGCTACTGCTGGATGTCCTACGACATCGCCCATTTCACTAATCTTCATTCTCTACCGTAAGCTCCTTAATTTCTACTCCGCGCATGTGAAGAACTTGCTGAATCTTTTGCCTGTCCTTTGTCTTGCCTGGAGCGAAAAACTTCTTTAGCAACTCGTCACTTGAAAGTGATAGTGCTGATGTAGAGCTTTTACGGCCGCAGATTTTAAACTTAAAGCGAGCAGGATCAGACTTTGCTGAAGATCCGCCCCTCTTTTTTGTGTTTCTGGTCTTTGGCATTTCAGTATTCCTTGTAAAACTCTATTATATAATCGTGTTACTCAAATGTCAAGCATAATCTACTGGCTTGAAATTTGGATGCATATTAGTAATTGTCTCTTTATCAAAATCGTCCATCTTAGACATGGAACGAATATTGGAACCGTGGTAGTCTAAGACATATCCTGATTTACCTTGCTTGCCGTATACGTTCTTATCTTCAAAATTTCCACTATCGTAATCAGTGTCAAGCTTGTCAGCAATCTTTTGTGCTTGCGCAAACGTAGGCACGTTGATAGCTACAATGCGTCCGCCGTCGCCCTTAGGCTTATAGCGTCCTTGTCCATCTTCTGGATCGCCGTCACCATACCATTCCCATGATTGAGCGTTCCACTCTACGTAGTAGGGCGCGTCTTTCATATCTTGCTCTTTTTCGCTGCGCTCGCTATTGTAGTCTGCTAGTTCGGAGTCGTCGCGACGTAACGCAACTTCTGTAATCTCAAATAATCTCATGGTCGTGTTTTAACAACTCCTTCAAATTCGTCTTCACTCACATACCAAAATGGACGCGCATCACTCATGTCGTGTCCATTATTTTCTAGTAAGTTGAGTTGGTCTTCTGTTAGGTAATACATTTTACCAAAATCTTCTGAATGTATAGTTACATGGCTAAGCAGGCGTAACCCGTTTGTCATGTTGCTATCATCCCAGCCATCGTTTCTCATCATCCTTACAACAATAAGAATCAATAGTGAAATAAATCCTGTAATAAACAAGCCTAAGCCTAAAAGGACCAATCCCGAAATAGTTAGTGCTTCCATTACTTCTTCCTTTGATCTTTACTAAACATGCTCATTGCTTTATCGGTATCTTTCTCGCCGTTCGGCAATTCTAATACGTCGATAAAATCATCTACAAGTTCTACGCCGTACATATCTCGAACCTTTTTACGTGCTGCCTCGGAATCAAAGCCGTCAATAGCACCCTTATCTGCTCCATCGAAAGCAGCCGAGGCTTGCTTTGCTGTACGCGCAATTGTAGCCTTATCATTACCGACTTTAGTGGCATTCTTTCGTTCTATAATGATATCTCTAATCTTCATTAGCCAATCCTAAACGGCATGCCGTCTCTGCTTGTTACAAAATTCTGTACTTCAGCTTCTAATCGTTCCATCTCTGCCGCAGCGTCTGCTTTTAGCTGATCGCCGTTTAGCTGAACTGCTCCGCCAGGACCAACAAGACCGCCAGGAAACTTGCTACGTGCTTCGCCTAAGATTTGCTTTGCTTTTGCAAGAGAATAATCACGCACCCAAGGGCCTGTGTAATCATCTGTAATAATAATGTCTTCGGGCTTTCTCATCCAGCATTTTACAAGGACGTCTTCCGCTGCCGTTGGGCGACGAATGATTTTAAGCTTGTGAGTGGATGGCTCCCAAATAAAGTTAATCTCCGAACCAAATACGCGACCGAGTGTCTCTTGATACTGCGCAAAGAAATCCCACGTAGCAAGTCCGCCTGTGCGGCCTGCTTGCAGTAGGTAAATGTTGGAGAATGCTGCCTCGAACGGATCGAAGTTAGTACCGCCTGTGCTGTTAGCACCAACGCCGCGACGGTATAGGCGTTCTACTTCCTGTACCTCTTCGGGCATCGTGTACTCGTCAACAAACGGCTCAAGGCTGAAAAAGATGTGGGACTCTTCGACACCGCCCGTTGTGCGCTGGCGTATGCGCTCGATAGCAAGATCGATCGCTGTATCGTAATCCTCGGGATCAAGCTCAACCTCAACCATGTTGCTTCCGAGCAAGACTCGGATTTGGCGGGTTAACTTTGTACGTGGTGTTTCTGTAGCTGACATTCAAATACCTCTATGTGATATAGAGTATTTATCAGCCTTTAGCTATTAGTGGTGCTCTCTTTTTGGGTGATCGCGGTCTCTGCGGTCATCACGCCTATCATTGCGCCTATTATTGCCCCTATCATCGTCTCGTCGGTCGCGCCTGTCATGATTTCTGTTGCGATCATTGCGCGTATGACGCGGTGGCGTATGACGCGGTGGCGTATGACGCGGTGGCGTATGACGCGGTGGAGTGCGAACTACAACAGGCGGAGTGTGGTGATTACGTGGTCGATAGTTATGCTCACAGTATGAAGTATGAACGTGCTGATGTACAACTACTGGACGAGTAAAGTGCCTATGGTGGCGATAGTTGCGCGGGGCGTGATAATAGCGATGTCCGTGCGTACCATATACACGATAGCCATTGTAATAACTGTCGCTGTAGTAACCGAGCGTGTAGCTAATGTATCCTGCTGTATGGATCGACGGACCATAATTATATCCGTGATGGTAGTCTACGGCTGTAAACTCCATTGTCTCACAACCTGATAAAGTAAATAGTGCCATTAATACAAATAAAATACGCATAATGTTCTCCTTGCTGTATTAGTATTTAGTATTATAGTAGCATATTAAACCTTAACGTAAGCTGAACAAAATGGACTACGGTACAGAATTATGTTCACAATTTATAGAATGTTGGTGCGGGAATGGGGCCTTGCCAAACTTGCCAGTTACCATAAAGCCGACGTAATCATAATCGTCGTTATATCCAAACGATTGTTTGGAGTTAGGTGTTTCGTGCAATTGCACATTGTACTTCTTTTCGCGGATAATTTCTCCGAGCGATTCACAGCCGCACAATAAAGTAAAAAGCATAAGGGCAAAGAGCATTTTCATAGTAGTCACCTCTTATAAACTATTTAGTCCTGATCCTGCCATTTATTGATAGAAAAATTCTTAATTAGCTTCTTATCAACACGCCCACGCTCTTCAAATTCAATCCAACCGCTCCCTGTATCTAAAAACTTGTCTACAAAAACGGTACCGTCTTTCATCTTAATACGGACGCGCTTGCCTTTGTATGTAGATGAATGCGTACTCATTAGTACTCTGCTATAATACAGTTATCTGTGCCTGCGCTTGTTACACGAGCCTGCGGGAATCGTTGCTTGACTATGCCGTGCGCGATGTTTCGGAACGGACCTCCCCACATATGAACGTGTTCGTTGTTGCTCATGTCGCCTTCAACATGAAAGAAGTACTTCTCGCCCGTTGCGAGTTTGCGACGCTGTACCCGAACCTTTAGTTTGAACGCACGGAGAGCCGCTTTGCATTCATTTGCTAATGCTACTCGGTCTTCGCCAGTTGTAAGTGTATCAAGCAAATCTTTAGGACGCGGTTTCATTGTCTTGCTCATCTTCGAGAAGTGCAATTGCATAGCGCACAGTAAGAAGCCAGGAACCGTATTCTTCCGAGACACCAGCTTCTACCATGCTTGCTTCAAGAAGCTTAAGGGTTTCTAATGCTTCGTTCATTTAAACACCTTCAGTATAACAATGTTTTCGTTCATTCGACCGTTCATCTTAGCGTCGACTGCCTTAATGTCTTCGAGGAACTTGCGAAGTGCTACCTTGCCTGCCTTGTTAAACTCGGCGAGCTGCTCCTTGGGCTTGCGCAACGTCTTCTGTCGGCTCTCGTTCTCGTTGAAGTCCTTGATGCCTGTGCCCTTCACAGTAAGGCCTGCATCATCCTTAGCAACATACTTGCCAAGCTTGCGATACTTAGTGTTGTATACCCAAACTTCCTTAGCACCAATAATACCTGCGGGGCTCACGCTCGCAATACTAAGGTCGGGGAATGACTCGCAATACTTGAGTTTGCCGATCAGCTTCTCCATTGACGGCGCTTTCTTCTTGCGCGTCTTGCGCTGAGCCTTTGCCATCGTCTGCAACATGCTCGCCGCACCGACAATCGACTCAAGCAATTTCTGTGCGCGGAGTGCTGCGCTCTTTTGGATGTTGCTGTAGCCTTCCTTGACCTGCTCGTCCTTGCCTGCGACGACAGCCTTCATCTCTTTCAATTCCGGCTTGTAGAATGAGCTCACATAGCGAGCCTGTCCTGCTTTGAAACCTGCCAGCGTCATAGCCTTCGCAGGATCCATGTTCTTCGTAATCTTTTTGCCGTTGAGCAGCACATCGTCCAACCAACCATCAAACTCTTGGCAGACGTCCTCTGCTTGCATACGCATACGATCCTGCACCGTCAGTACCGGACCAGCTGTTTCTTTGGCTTTAGCTTTTGCTGCTGCCTTGCGATCTTTTTGTACTGCCTTTGCCCTTACAAACGCCTCATCCAGCGAGCGAGCAAAGCCTGCTTGATAGCTGTCCGGCAGTTCGCCACCAGCAACTAAAATATAGGCGTACTTACCAAGGAACGCAAGCTCTTTATCATTGAGCACGTTCAGCAGTTTGTGATCCAGCTTCTCGTTCTTTGCGTAAGTGATCACAGCCTTCTTCAATGCTTTGTCTGTCATGTCATACTGCGCATAATGCAAAGCTTGAAACAGAGCGTGTGAGTTCTCTTTCGTAACAAGAAGTAAATTCGGTTTTGTACTAACGTATTTTGCCACTTTATGTATTCTCCATTTTAGGACTATTTAGTATAACACCATTTTAGTGCTATTGCAATCGTCCTAATCGTTTATCAGTTCAAGCTCAAGGGCGTCGTCTTCTGGATTGCTGCCGATAACAAGCTCGTCAAGCAATTTGTCATCTTCAACCTGTTCCATCAAGTCTTCCAGTGAACGTGTAACTTGGTCTTCTGTTGATTGCGATTCGAGGATGAAGTGCGTAAACTTCTCACCAGTCGTTTCGTCGACTGACAGTTTTTCGGTAACAATTGTGTCCTCAAACGTCTCACCAACAAGAATGGTCAGTGTCTGCGTTGTATCATCAGTGCTGCGGACGTATTTAATTTCTTGGCGTTTCATTTTCTGTTCCTCTTAAAATGCTTTTGCAAGATTGTTGTTGAAGTAGGTCTTAGCAAGTCCTTTGCTCAGTCCGCAAACATCTGCAATCTTAGCAATGATTTGGTCTTGCGTCAATTGATCCGGTCCTGCCGGGAAGTGAAGCTTGATCAGGTTACGCGCAATCTGTGCCTTCGTCAAGCCGCCGGCGCGCTTCGCTACCGTGCGCTTCTTCGGTGCTGCCTTCTGCTTCGGATTGTTAGCAATAATGCTGATCGGCTCAAAGCGCCATTTGCTGAACTCGTTTACCTTACCACCGTTGTCGCGGTACGTGAGCTGGTAACCACCACCAAGCCGCTGAATCTTCTTGTGGCGAATTTTTGTAATGCGGCGCTCAACACCCTTGCTATCGATATAAACATACGGACGACGAGCGTCACGTGCTGCCTTGCGCTCGTCTTTCGACGGTGCACCAAGGTCCATTGCATGACAGCGTTGACCGTTGCCGCCCAATGCCAAACAAACGCGCTTCCAGCCACGGTCGTGTCGATTACCAGTGCGGGGCATTGCGTAGTTTACAAGGTGTGCAACTTCATGCGGAATTGTATTTTCGAGCGTGTCCTTCCAGTGCTGCTCGATTGCCGTCGGATGAAGACGGAGTTCAAAACTGTGGGCATTGCCAAAGATGTCACGCTTACAACGTGCTTCACCGGCAGTTCTAAAGCCGCGGATGTCGCAACGGATGTGAACATTACCACGAAGCTTCGTACCGTAAATACGATCAGCTTCTTCCAGGGATGCTTCTACCGCTTGGATTGCTTTGATAACGTTTGACATGTTTTGCCCTTTCCCTAACTGTTAAATATAATTATAGAGCCATATATTTCACATGTCAAATCTATAATCCGTTAGAAAACAAGGACTTACAGGTATTTTTCAGGAAAAATCGGGCAGGGCTTGGTCAGTGTACTCCCGCGTCTATATACGGTCGATTTCCACAAAATCAATGACTTACAGGCGCCGCAAACCCTTATATATCAAGCACTTGCGCGTCCAGGAAAAAGCTCGTGGTCATCTAGGCGCGCCAGTAGCCCTCAAGTCCCATGCCGTGCGCGTTGATCGGGATGCCTTTCAGCTTCGGATAATTCTCGGACTCACGCATGAAGCCTTCGATCACAAAATACTCGTCGCTGATCGTGCCGTCCGTAAAGTAGTTGACGCTGTCAATATCAGTTTTGACCGTCTGCCAGAAGCATACCTCTTTTCCAGCGATGGCGTACACAGGAGCAGCATAGAACTCGCCAACTTGCTTGTGCGCTTGCTCCACTTGTTTTAGCAGCCCATCAAATGCTAGTGCATCTTCGATCAAATAGTCCTCGCGGCTGTCAGTGCAGATTCTGCGCACCTGGACATATTGTACAGATGGGAATTTCCCTAACCACTCAAGCATCTCAGGGATTTCTTTGATGTTGTATTTGCTTGCAACAATCGACACGCGACAGTGATCGACTTCGGTCAAAATTTTCTCCCAATCTGGCATCGGTGATTTGCCCATCATCAATTGCTGCGTATCGAAATCTCGCGTATGAATCGAGAAGCCGGGGTTAGCAATACACTTGTCAATCGCTTCCATCTTCTTATGTGCAAGGAAGCCGTTTGTGCGCAGGCCCATTCTAAATCCTTTGCCTTGCACGTAGTCGAGTATCTCAGGCAAGTAGCGATACATTAGTGCATCTGTGTTCTGCCCTGTGATATAGACATTCGGAATATTGCGTTCCTTACAAACATCGAGAAACTCGTCAAAGTTTTTCCAAGTGCTAAAGTGATCTCGCATTTGATTTTGATTTGAGAAAACGGGATCAATGTCTTTGCCGAGACAGAAATAACAATCTGCATTGCATTTGCCAAGGACGTTTATATTGGCGAAGCTTGGTGCAGAACGATTCCAATTCTTTTCAAACTCCGGTCGTAGAAGTTTATTTCGCCATTTACTCATTAGTACACCTTTTCCTTCCAAATCGTATACATCACATGCCGAAGGTCGCCGCTCGAATAATGATTGCTACTTTTCTTCCAAGTGATCTTCTCGCCGAAGTCCTTTTCGGCGAGTTGTTTTGCTGTCTTAAGATCGCTTGCAAGCATCTCCCAATTAGTCTCGGTACCTGCTCCCATGTGTCCGAGGAACCTAAGGTCTTCGCTTACTACTCTGTAAACGTAGTTCTTCATTAGTACACCTCTACCTCGAGATCATCTAGCGTTCCTACGTTAGCTTCTGCTCTGCGAATACGTTCTGCTGGAAGTTTTGCGTTCTCGCGAACCTCTGCCAGCGTCATGTCGCGTACCAGCTTGCCGCTGTCGTATACTGTCTCCAGCATTGGTGTGAAGCCCTCTGTTTCGTACCGTGCAACTTCTTCGATGCGAACTGTCAGGAATTCGTTGTTTCTGCGCATGAGCTCCAAACGTCCTGCCATCGACTTCTTGAAGCTTGAGCGTACTGGCTTCCAGGTTGTTGCGTCGTATATGGTAGGATCCTTGTAAATGTCATGCCAGCCATCTGCATCATGCCTTGCACATGCCTTCATTGCAAATTTCAGTGTGTCTCTGTTGTTCTTCTGCAGAAGACCACCACCCATTCCAAATGCAATGTTGCTGATGCTGAAGTTCTCTTCTTCCAGCTTCGCTACAATCTTGCGAACGTCGTCGATGTCGATGCCGTCGCCCTGTATTACGCGGACGTTAGCAAGCACCTTGCAACCTTTTCCGTTATACGTGAATCCGAAGATTCGCGACAGTCTGCGAACAAGCTCAACCGGTGTCTCGACTGGGTCGCCACTGTCTGGACGGATAACCCAGGTAGCGCCCGACTTGAGTAGACGATCCTTGAACTTCGGTGCAATGTTCTCAACAAAGTTCATGATGTCGTAGCTGTCTGCTACCGTTGCGAAAATCGCGCCAGGCTTAGCCACCTTGTCAAATACTTGATCGAGGAACTTTTCTTCGCCGTCGGGACCAAATGCCGTTGTCGTGCTATGCTCCGTTGCAAAGATGCTGTAGCCTGCCATCTTCTCGTGATAGCCGATGTTAGCTGCCATAATGCCTACAGTCGTGTCGCTACCGAGGAAGTTAACAAGATGTGCTGCGCCGTTGAACGCCGCGCTCTCCATGCTGCTAACACCGCGGGAGCCGAAGTCGTGTAGCTTGAAGCCGATTTCTGCATCTGCGTCGTCTGCTGTCCTTACAAGAGCATCATAAATGATTTTCTTGATGTGATAGGACGTTGTTGCTACAGTAGTAGGTGCCCAAACGCGCATTATCAACGTTTCCATATAGGTCGTCAATGCAATGATGCGTTCGTCTGCTACAGCGGATTCGACCGTTGCGAGCAACTGCTTCGTAGGAAGAACTGTGCCTTCGGGGATTGCGCGAATCTTGAGCGGCATGTAGCCGTCGTAGTCGTCAACCACTGCGCGAAGTGCGATTTCGAGTTCCTCAATTTCGACACCAAAAAAGTGTTCTTTCTGAAACGCGATAATGTTGTCAACTTGCTTGTGCGTTAGCTGGCGAAGCAAATGCTCCTTGATAACCAACTGCAAGCCGAACCACTGTAGCTCTTCGTAGTCTCCGCCGCGGCTAAAAATGTGGCTCATTAGCCTGTCAGTGCCTTTCGGATACTGTGCAGGGTGTGAGAATTTGTAGCTGTCTGTGTCGCCAGCTGCTCCGTATGTATTTCTAATTTCTTGTATAATGCTCATTGTAATACTCCTTACAATATTGCCCGCTCCATTGCAGGACTTTTATCTCATAAAACCGTCGCGGCCTTCATCGGCTACGGGTGCTGCACCTGTTGCTCGCCAGTCGCTGTTATCCATGTCTTTGTCGTACTTCGTAGATTCGACTGCGGCTCGCGCTGCTTCCAGTGCTACTTTGAATGGCATAGCAACTTTGATGCCATGCAGTTCGCGCATAACGCGCTCGTTATATTCAAGGTATGCAATAAATTCTTTGTTAGTCATTTTATCTCTCCTTTCAGCTTCAACTGAAATAATGTTTTCTTTGCTTTTGTTTCGTCGTTAAACGTATGCTTGCGGTCAACTTCAAACATGTTGCTGTAGTTCATACCTTTTGTTCTTTCCGAGTCTTCTTCAACCATCGTATAAGAACTTACAAGTCCGCGAACATTAATGTGCGTGATTGAAATCTTTGCTGACACAACCATGCCGTTGCGAATAGCGAATTTTTGCATTCCGTAATGTCTGCGTGATTTCATCTTAGTTCTCCAGCTTCGCAACCATTGTTTGAATGATTAGTTTATGGTCTTCGAAAAGTACGCTACCCATTGCATCAACTACGTCCAACGGAAACCAACGTGCTTCTTCTGCGTCGTCTGCGCCTTTCACCTTAGGCAGGCTGGGTTGGTCTTCGAGTGCGAACAGATATGCGTTTGTAATTGTGCGACCACGCAAGCTTCTGTTAGGTTCGTCAAAAACCTGAAAGTGTTTCATGCTGCCTCTAAGAACGCGAGACGGTACTTTCAGTTTTGTTTCTTCGCGTAGCTCGCGAATGACACCATCTTCCAAACGTTCTTGCTGATTTACAAATCCGCCCGGAAGTGCCCACAGCCCTTTGCCAGGTTGTGTGCGTCTTTTTACAAGCAGGATGTGCCCGCTCTGCACGACGACTGCATCTGTCGTTACGAATGTGACTGCGTATGGTGCCTGCTCCCACATTTTGTGATAGCGACGAACGTATTCCTCTTCGTCAACAAGTATCTTGTATTCTTTCATCTTGTGAAACTTGTCGAGGAACGCAAGCACTTCTGCAGGCACGTCTGGCACAATCTGCTCAAACTCGCCGTCGAAGTAATGTTCGCGTATGATAGAGGCGTCAAGGATGCGTTCGCCGTTTGCGCGGACGCGATGACCGATTTCGATGAATTCCCAGGTAGGGAACTGGTTGAGGTAAAAGCTGGTGTGGTCCTTGTCGTGACCGAGGATAGCAATTTTGGCGTCGAAGATTTCGTAGCCTTGCTCGATTAGATGTTTGTGTGCTGCTGTCTGTACGTTCTTCAGCCACTCTGTGTTTGGGTAGTAATCTTCCACTCCAATAACACCGACGCGATCTTCAGGAAAGATATCCTTGATCATGCGTTTGCGCTCATCTGCTGTGAACGGGTTTTTAGGAGTGCGGGGTTGGTTAGCTGAACCGGCGATGACCAAAACGTGGTCTGCGATTTCTAATGCTGTTTTGATGTTGCGAACGTGCCCGTTGTGTAAGGGCTGCATTCTGCCGATGAACACGGCTAAGTCGTATTTTCTGTCTTTCATCTCGATATCATCCATATCGTCTGCGCTACAAGAATCCCTTGTAACTTAGGAAGGTCCACCCTTCCTTTATATGCTATTATTTAGCTAATATGTGTATATTACGCTCTATTTCGGGTATTGTCAAGCTATTTGTGAAAGTTTATTTTCACTTGTTTTGCTTTTACTTATTATGGACAGCAAAGCCATTGGCAAAATAAGTCTGATTACCGCTTACAGATAGATTATAAATAGGCATATCATTTTGATACCCGCCATTACCCCTTATGCTTTTTATTTCTACAGGTTCCCCATTCTTAGTAAGCACAAAATCGCCAACCTCTAATTTATGTATATTATCTTTAGAAAATTCCGAGCCCGTGTGTTCACGCAGAGTTTTTGTTGGGGAGATAGACTTCCAGCCGTCCGGTGTCATAAACGGATGTTCAGAAGTCACATAAAATGGACTACCGTTAATGGAGTAAAGTTTTTTATTACCGATAGGTCGTATCGGGTTTGATCGAACAACATTTGTGGTGCTGTCTAACGCCAAAACAACATCACCAGCAACAATATCTTCAATTGCTTTTTCTGAACCATTTGCCATTGTAACCATCGTTCCGGCAATAAAGCAACCGCCACCGCCGCCACCACCGCCACCCTTATAAGTCAATGTCGCCGAACCAGCGTAGTAACCTGTTGCAATAGTTATGCCGGGGGCCAATCCTGTTCCGTCGTCTCGTGCAATTTCTATCATAAGGGTACCTGCCGACTGTGCGCTAAACTTACCTTCAGCTTGCCATTGCCAATCCGGTGCAGGCGTTGTACCCGGCGCCAAACTGTGCCACGTATTTAGAGCTTGTCCTACATCAGGAGCATCGCCGCTGTCGAGGGTTGCACGTATCCAATATATACCTGTATATTCTTTATCACTAAGCCACGTCGTATCTTGTTGGTAATACGAATAAGCTCCTGCACCAAAATCAGAATCAAATCTCGTAATCGATCCCTGTTCTGTAAAATAGCCGCCGCCGCTAACTGCATCAGCTGCTCCGAATATCCAAGAGCACACCGCGTAACCGGCTATCACGCCATCAGTGTTGTCAATGCTATATATTGTGTTAGGTGATTCTGATGTACCCGATAGTGATGGGACCGATACGCCTGCTGCGGCTGTATGTGCGTCAAAGTGCATAAATGACATTCTTACTCTCCGATAAACTTTGTGATGTTTAGATCTTGCATTACTGCATCAATTGGATTTGCAAAAGTAACAACGTCGTTACCTGCAAATAGCAAGCCTACTGCATTGTCGTTGTTGTCCATAACAAGTGAGCCACTGTCACCACCTGCTGAGAACGGCGAACCATCTACGCCTGTCTCGATCCATAGCTGATCTTCAAAGCGGCAAATGCCGCCGTCATAACCTACGTCAACAATAACGTCTGTCTGTAAAATTGTGCCTGTTGTATGGCCTGTTGTGCGACCCAGCTTGTGTACGCTTGTGCCTACACCAGCAAGCTCATTCACGCCCTTTACACCTGTCGAAAATGTCAAGTAATTTGTTGCATATTCGATGCCGTCGTCAATCGTTGCTACAGCGCCGTCAACACGGTTTAGAATAATTTGCGCAATTGCGTATTCCTGCTTCGCTACCGTTGTCGATGGACGAACTGCTCTTAGGCGTGTGCTGCGTCCTGTTAGCTCTGCTACCTTGTTTAGCACCTTTGCAAAAATGTTAGCTACCTTACACTTGCTATCTTCCTCAGGCTCGGGTGTTGGGTCAGGTTCCGGTGTTGGGTCAGGCTCTGGTGTTGGATCTGGGTCAGGTGCTGGGCCTGGTGGAGGTGTCGGTTCGCTTTGGTTGGTGAAGGTAAGAGGCACGTAATTGTACAGAGTACCTACGCGATCCGAAAGATCGCCGCCATCATAATCCCCTGGCTGAATAATGGCATCGCCTAACTGCGCATCGTTTTCGTTAGCAAATACGTGGTTGTTGCTTAGTATCATAACGTCGCCATCAACTTCTACTATAGCACCGATCGTACCTGCTGTGATTGCGTAATGCCCTACGCTAATGCCCGGCATGACAGGACGTTGCTTGTCGCGCCATGCTGGAAACTTACGTGGGCGGTCGCCGATCTCAACAATGTCAGTCGGAATGCCGTCAATACTTTGCGGGATCATTTCTTCTTGCGTTAGCTGCGCTACTGGTTTCTTTGCTTTGATTGAGCAGATAAGTGCTTTTCTACCTGTGCGCTTGCCGTGGGATATTTTCTCTCCAATACCTACAGCATATACGCCGGGTTTGCTCAGTAGTTCCTCTGCATGTTTACGCAGAGTATCGCGATGTTTGGTCATTACAAGTCCTCTAGATTGTTATATAGTATTTATCGCAATACTAAGAATCTTCGGACTCGCTTTTACAATGTGCCGGACCAATCATCGTAATCGAAGTCGTCCCAATCATCTTCGGGTATGCCCTGCTTCTCGAGCCATTCCTCATATTCTTTGCGCATATCGGGGTCAAACTCTTTGCCAGCTAACTTAGCACGGAATTCCTTCTTTTTACGATTTTCGCCTTCCCACTCTTCTTCGGGGTCATCACCAGCAAGATAATCATTGAGCTCATCTTGCCAATAGTCCTCGACTCGATCATACTTGGTACGATCGCGAAAAGTTTCTGCACGATTGAATTCGCCTGCGTGTTTTGCAACAAAGTTTCTACGCTTCGGTGCTTGCGGGCGCCGTTCCTTCTTACTCATTTCCTTCCCCACTTTAGCTGGAATGCAAAAGCGTCCTTTTCGTTCTCAAAAAAGTAGCAGTCCCAGTCTCTGGAATACTGCCCTATACATTTTCTATTGGCCCAGTCCAAAACTGCAACCCTATCAATGCTCGGTAAATCTACTGGACATTTATGCCAGTCTTGTGTTATGTTATTACTGATCGTCACATACTTGCGACTTGGTTTCATAGCTCGAAGTTTATCGAGGCTTGTTTTGGCTTTTTCACGCATAGTACTATTTATGCGGCCCACGTACCGTCGGGTTTGATTATGATAACAGTTTTGTCTTGATGCCGTGCATATCTTACCGTTGCCCATGTTCCCGATCGTAAAATTTCCTTATCCTCTTTAGGACAAGCAATTAGATATTCTGTTTCATCAACAATGTCGTGATTGCGTTCTATGTATTCCTTCTCTTCACGCAATTCGTCGTATTCGAGAAATGCTCGTTTGCTTTTGTTGATTGGTGGATGACCAACTGTCTTTACGTCTGGTCGAATCTCTTTCACTAGCACAATACACTCCGCATCAAAGCCAATACAATCGCCGCCGTGTATTTTCTCAAACGGTGCGTGAGCTAAAAATGCTGACAGGGCATTGAACTGCGCTTCAGTCATTCCAGATTGTGTTCCTGTGATTCCTAGTTCCATAGATACATTATAACAGGAAAGTAACGTTTTGTCAAGCCAAAAAAATAGCGCCCGTAGGCGCTATTTCCTGTATTCAGTGTTTGTTAATCGACATTTAGCTCTTGCAGTTTTTGGTTGAGTACATTTAATTCCGCTGCTTCGTGCGGGTTTAAATCACCTTGAGCAAGTAGTACATCGCGCCTAACAACCAGTGTGTAAACGGTGCCATCTTTGATGGCTTTCATAATCTCATTCTGGTCGCGTTCTCGGTCTTCTTCTATTGCTTCAATTAGCCTAGCTGTCTTGTCTTCTAGTTCGTCGATGTCTTGTACCGTTCGTGTATTATCTCTTTCATAAATATCAGCACGTACATACGTGCTATCCAAATATACAAAGATACTCGAAAGTGTCACTAGTAGAGCCAAAAGTGCTCCGCCTAGCTTTAATAAAGATCTAAGATCTATTGTTCTATTTTCCATGACATCATCACCCATTAGTTATTTTCCTATTAATTGGTGCGTATCCGATCATCATGGGCTTCGTGTGCTATTTCAAACTGTTCCAGTAATTCTTCCAATGTAGGGAAGTCCTCAGGATTGGATGTGTCGAAGCCCAATAATTCAAGGTCGGCTTTCGCACCGTCCATGATTTTCTGTGCTTTTACGTGTGCTTCAACATTTTCTTCGGGAATTACAGAATGCATAAATTCTGCTAAACGATATACACCTAGTGAGTATACTACATGCTGCATTAATCGTTGCTCTTCTGCGTCTTCTATTGATATACATTCGCCTGGCGTGGAAACTTTAGCAGAATGCCGTTGATCTTCAATATCGTCAATACGATTACGAAGATAAACATTTTCTTCTTTTAAAAGATCTCGTTCGACTCTTATATCTATAAGCTCACTCTTTAAGCGACGAATTTGCTCATCCGCCGGAATTACTGACCCCGGCGCACGTTCTGTTCGTTTTTGCTGTATGTTGCTTAAAAGATTATCTAATGACGATTGTTGAGGTTCTTCTCCCGCATTAATAGGGAGAGATAAACACATCAACATCAGTCCAGTTAATATTACTTTCATTGTATGTCTTCCATGTTGCTGCTGAGTTATTCAGCGTAGTATTTATATATACTTGCTAGGGAATTATACCGCTGCTTTATGCCGCTGCTCTACGCAACCAGCCCTTGCGATACTTTTCAAACTTAGGTTTTGCTGCGATCAAATCAATGTAGAACTGTGCGTGTTCTTGGCGAATCTCTGCCATAAGCAACTCAGGGTTAGTGCAGTTGATTGCAGCAAAAGTATTCTTACCTATTGCACCGTCTACACCTACGTTCTGTCCGCAGTTGTTTAGTGCGCGCTGTACAATCTTGCCTGTCTGTTTAGGCCCCATGTTCACAGTCATATCAAATACTCTTGCTGCTACTGTAAAATCTACAATCTCATCATAGTCGTATTTGTCCCAAAAGTGAATGCGGTATAATTTACGTGCTTGCTCAACAGTCATGTTCTTAATGTCATCAACATCAATGTCGCCATCCTTGTCGAGGTCACCATCTAAGAATCCATCGCCATCCGAGTCACCAGCATCGTTTTTGAGGAAGCGAATAGACATGCCCCAATTTGTTGCGCCACCTGGATCGACAGGATCGTTTACAAATCCGCCTTCGTGTTTTAGTGTAATTAGTATTGCTTTGTCAAAGTGATCCGATGATTCACTGTCTTTTTCGTTCTCTTTGATTACAGAACCTAGAAATTCTTCCATGCCCATTTGATAAATCTCCTGTTATGATTATAACAGTATTTATCATAAAAACAGGAAAATCAGAAGATCAGGAAACGTCTTCGTCTAGGATGGCGCTTAGATAAGTTACAAGCAAATGAGGATGAATAAACTTTTTAGGGTTCCAATTCCAACCTACGTCCAATACCCGGCGAGTGCCTGAATGTGTATAAGGAAGAACGTACGGCAAGTTAGGCGGCAACCAACGAACTAGATCCCATTTTGTAACAATGCGATTGTATTCGATGTTATCTAGATATTCAGCTAATTCGGGTCCAGCTACGCGCGGCGCGCCGAACGTGCATAGTTCGTCAGGCTTGTACTTAGCGCATAATAGCGTCGATAACGCTCCGCCTAACGAATGCCCTACAAATACTACGCGCTTATGGTCAGGCACGTTACTGAGATCGACAAGAATGTTAGGCACTAGCTTTTCGATGGATTGTGCAAAACCTTTGTGTACTCTTATGTCGCCAAAGTCTTGCTTCCAAAATGTAAAACAGCTCTTCAAATCATCAGACTGATCTAACTGCGTTCCTCGAAAGGCAACAACAGCCATGTCATCAAGTTCTGCAAAGAAACCTTGTGTTCCGTTGTGATTATATAGGGAAAGTTTTTGCGCTCCGAACTCATCCATCTTTTCACGGATCATATCAAAGCTAAAATATGCAAGTTGGGAAAGGTACAGGGCAGTGATGTGCTTGTTTTCTACAAGCTGGATTGAGAGTTTACTATGAGTTACATTTTCGCTTACAATATTTTGTATGCGAGTGAATAATGAAGCTTTGTGTATTTCCCATTCGGTCATTAGTCTACTTCGTTAGCGTTGACCAATCATATTCGCCATCGCCGCCGAAAATAACATCAGCAAAGTTATGATCTAATGCTTCTTCTGCTGTAAAGTATACTTCTTCTTTTTCTTTCATCTTTTTGCGGAGCCAAGTATCAATCTGCTTGTCGCTTTTGCCTTTGAACTTTTCCGACCGGCGAAGTTTTCTAATATAAATATCAAACATGATTTGATCAGCTTTGATCATCTCTTCATATTCGGTCATTACCTGTGTGCCTGTGCCGACAATACAATTCGTACCTGTGTGAACCATGAACGTCGAGTGTGGCATCATTGCGCGCCAGTCTGCTGCGCAAAAGATAATTGAGCTCATGCTTCGTGCGCTTGCATAGTTTAGGATTGTTACATGATTGCGGCAGGCTCTGATTGCTTGATAGATAGCAAGGCCTTCTGTCCAATCGCCACCGCAAGATTTGAGGTGAATCAAAATAGGGTCATCTGTAATGTTTGACAGTAGGCGAAGATTTTTGATGAACTGATTTGCCATTGTATAATCGACACCGGGTTCGCCGATTTCTTCGTGTGCGCTATAGGAGTATTCTTCTCGAGGAAACAAAAATATTTCCCTGTGCTCAATATCAAGTCCGTAGTCATTAACGTGGGATATTATCCCACTTTCTAGTATCGACTTTTGTTTCTTGATATGTGCTGCTGCTGTCATTTCATACCCTGTGTAATATGCGTCCTCGGATTCCTCCGCCCGAAGTCCCCGTCCTAGTTACTAAGTGTATTTAGCTATAAACACAAATAGCATCCGCCGTAGTTCACCAATCCGCTATACCGAAAGGGGCTACTCGATTCTCGCAATGCCCGTATTCCCCGATTCATGAAATCGTTTGCTTTGCAGCGGGAACAGTGGGTATTTTGTCAAACACTAGGTTCTCTACCGACCTGTATAGGGTCACGCAATAAGGAAGGGCGAACTCGGCGCTGAGAAGAAGCAAGGACCCACACACTGAGTTGCACCGAGCCGCCCGTTTTCTTAGTAATTCCTATCGTCTAAATAGTCAAGCCAATCATCGTATGCATCGCGGCTTGCGAACGTGCCGTCGTCTACAAAACGATACCCAAACGTATCACGTCGTACTTCACGCGGACTAGCTGGGCCTTGCGGCTTCTGAAAATCATCAACAACAACCTTGTCAAATGCTTCCACCTTATCTGCGTTTTCTGCGCCATGGATTCCGACAACTTCGTAACGGCAAGCTCGACCCTTAGCGTTGTTGTAATCGACCGGAATCGAAACAACGTCGCGCGGGTTGATCTTCACTATTACTACATTATTACCGTGGCTGCGACCGAAGTGCGGCAGGTAATCGAGTGAGCAAAAATGCAGACCGCTTGAACAGGTATTTTGTGCGTTCTCGTCTACCTCATTGCGAGGCATGGTAACAACCTGTCCTACGCTGTTGTCCATTGTGCCGCTGTGAATGTCTTTGAAGTCGCTGCGAACGCGCTTGTATGCTAGGAAATGTCCATCGGGCGTAATCGGCAGCATGTTCTTCTCAAGGAAGCCATAAAGCTCGTCAACGGCGCGCTTTGAAGGATTGTCCTTCAGGTTGCCCAGGAAGTTACAAAGCGGCTCAACTGGAAATCCTTGCTTGAGCATTTCCAGTAGCCTGTCTGCCAATGCGTTATGAAACGGACGACCGTCGTAATAAACGTCGCCGTCTACTACAGTGATCAAGCCGTTTGCGTATGCTTGGACTGCGCGAGTCACGTCTACCAAATCAGGAATGCTGTCCCAGTCGCTATTGCGAATAGCTTCGAGGATGCGATCATAATTCGGATGCGTTTCTCTGTTTAGGGTATGCTGGCGGCCATTGATAACAAGTACCAGGTTATCGCCTTGCATGATCCACGGGAGTGAGTTTGTCATTTTACCTTACCTCTCAATTAAAAATTGCTTCAACTATAATAACACCATTACAGGGTACTGTCAACCAGTAAAATGTAATCGTATGCGTCGTCCCAGTGTCTGTCCGAACGCCAACCATTCAGGTCAACGTGTTCCAGCATTGGGTATGTCTCTTTCACTTCCTTTAGAAGGGCATCAATTTCAGTATCTGCCTCATCAATTTTCAAGCCTTTCAGAAGCTTGTCCATCTTTTTACGTTCAGCTTCGTGAGTAACTCCGTTTGGAATTAGTCGTGTTGCTCCGCGGATCAACCAATCATACTCTGTCTTGTCTTTAGCAGTCGTATCTTTGTTGTCCGCAAAGAACGTTGCCAGCTTGCCCATTGGTGATTTAGAGTTTCTCAGTCCGTCAAGCTTCTGCTTGTTTAGCTTGGTGAAATCATATTCGCTTTGATTTACAAGTGTTTGAATGTGCTTGCGAAGTGCTTCTTTCTTAGCCGCTGCCCAATCAATTTTTGCAAACTCGCTATTAAACAAGTCGAAAATATTCGCCCACTCTTTGTCTTTTTCGATCAGCTTCAGCGTTGTCTTGTTGACACCGTAAACATGGTGTTGACGAATGCCGAGGAAATCAAGGATATGATGCCGTTCCAAAAAGTCCTGAAAAGCTGTCGGATCCAGTGTTTGATTTCCGACAATTGCAGACTTGTGATTGAGCGGATAATAAACGTACTTCTTACCGTGTCCGTGTTCAAACAAGGTGTCGTCTGTTATCAGCTCTAACTTGTATCCGTCCCGATTATAACCGCCGCGCTTGTGAGCGAACTTGTATGCAGTCAAGCTCTTTTTGCTGGTATGCGCGTTTGACGTTTTTGGCAGCGTAGAGGACTTAATAACAGTCGGATTGCCGAGAAGCCTGCGCACCTTCTTGTAAATTGCGTCCTTGTCGGCGTCCTTGTTCGTTATGCGGAATGCTAAGACCTGCCTATTTTTGATATTGCCTTCGGAAACACCTTCCTTAATACGCGGCAACAGTCCGCCCTTATCGTCTTGTATGACAACCGAGGTATCTGCTTCGATCTGCCATGCTGCAAGATGCTTGGGATTCGACTTCGTGCCTGCCTCGACTTGCGTGGTGCGTTCGCGATGTGCAATCATGTTGCTGTCAGCATATCGCTTTTCGACCTTGTAAAACGAGACCTGCAAATCCTTGCTGATTGCATCGAAGTCTTGCAGCGCAAAATACGTCTTCAATCCGTACAAATTGAATCGCGTGTATTTAAAGAACTTGCGCGAATTGTTTTCGATGTAAGCGTTAATGGCAGGGGTAAACAAATCCTTGTTGCTCTTATGCAACCGATTCAATACTTCCATGCGCTCCCACTTCGTTTTCGCGCCGGAAAGCTCCTTGTCGATATACGTGCCAAGGTGTGCAATAATCTCCTCGCCGCGTCGATACAGTGATTCCATTGTATGCGGAATGTAGCTCAATTCTTCACGTGATGCTGCTACGTCCAAATCACCAATACCAAACTCAACAACTAATCCGCCCTGTTCGTACATTTTGCGAATTGCGTTGCGGCGCTTGCCGTCGTCGTCGCTGCTGTCTTGGTCTTCAAGTTTGATCGGATACGCTACGTTGCCCATAACAGCCCAGGACCGATCCTGATTGTAGCCGTGGCCACGATTGTTGTCTCGAACATGCACACCAGGAATAATATCTTTCTCAGCATACGTAATTTCGGGAATGTCAACTTCCTGTCCGGTGATTTCTGGCTTAACCTTAAACCACTTGTAAACGTTTGCTGCTTCAGTGCGGAACCGATGCATGTCGTTTCGATCGTTTACAGCGAACTTAACCTCAACGCCGTTGCCGTCGTCAGTGTCTTCCTCATGCAAAAGTGCAATCGTCGGAACGCCCTGCTCGTTAATAAAAGCAGAATACAGCCGCTTTGTGCCGTCTTTGATCGCTGTGATAGAAAAGTTGTCTGTGTAGCTGAACGGCGACTTGGAACCAAGTCCCATACAACCAACATAATCGTTGCTGTCTTGCTTGGTTGACTCGAAATACGTAGTGTAGATGTTTACTACACCTTCGTGATCGAGGCCAATACCGTAATCTCGGACGATAAATTCCGGGTTCAGTTTGCTTGGCAAATGCACCGTGAACGGCACCTCTGCTTTGCCTGCTTCAACGTGGCTGTCGTATGCGTTGCAACCAAGCTCACGCAAAATTGCTTGATGCTTGTTTGAATACAAGCCGCTTGACAGGATCGAAAACGCCTTGGCAGAATTCTTAATGCGGAATTCGCCTTCTTGCTTAATACCGCCGCTTTCTACAGGCTTTGAGGGTGTGTTAATTTTCATTGCTTACCTCAGTTCTCAGTGTGTTTCAGTACTATACAGCCTTCACTATACTGTGTCAAGCTCTTTTTGAGTGACAGCAATAGGACGGCAATGCTTAAGGA